GAAAACTCACCGCAACGAAACGAAACAAATCGTTCAGAAACACTAGACCACGAGGGCCCCCCTATAGTCCCGCTGAGGGTGTGGCAGGCCCCGTGCGATAGGCTAACTGTGGTGTTCCCCGCACTCCGTCGAGCGGTTAATACGACGCTTACCAAGACGATGGTTCGGAGGAGAAATCGTCGCCAGAGATCGCGTGTCTCCCAAATGACCGACATCATGTATGGCTCACTAACACTGGGCAGTACCACAACATGGACCAGGAAGAATTTCCCTGGGTTGGCCAATATGGGAGATCGACCTTTCCAGGTCATCTCTGTTAAAATTGTTGTCTCGTCTGCCTCCCCCATGCTTTACCAAGCCAGGCTTTACTCACCACACGATGATGACAATGTGGGGTCCACCGGGCTTCAAATGTCTGGAACCACTCCACACACTCACCATATGAGAGCTCTGCCAGGTCAAAACACCTGGTTTAGTGGCAACACGAGCTCTACTCAGGTGATTGTCGCCATTGATGGCCTGAAGACGAAGACAACGGATGCCACGCCCCAGAACGCGGTGGCCGTTCAGGTGTTCTATCGAGTGGCGCCGAGCGAACTCCAGAGCGCAACTGGTAATGCTGAAATGCCTACAACCACGCCTTTTGACCTCCCAGAGGGGTATGAATACCTCGCTGACGCGTGGCTCCCTGACCGTGCACCAACCAGTTGATCCACGAGCACAACCGGCTTGTCAATGAGCCGCCAGGTTTAGCCTGGTTCCACATTGACCCACCACCCATACTATGAGACCTAACCAGTAGTGGTGGTCGTCCCGAATAAAGACGCTAAAAGATG